AGGCGCTCGAAGCATGGGACAGGCGCGTCAAGGAACGCACCCGAAAGGCGTCGTGGAGGGCGAGACGGAACGGCCCCGGAGATGGGGACGGCGGGGAGGACGAGACGCCGTCACCTAACGGGACGAGACCGGGACAGGACGCGGACGGAGACGGGGACACGACGCGGACGTCCCCGCTGACAAGACAAGACAGGACAAGACAGGACCTAAGAGAAGAAGATTCCTCTTCGCTTCGCTCAGAGGCGCCGGACGAGCCGGCGCACGATGTCCGAACCGAGCTTTTCCGATCCGGGTTGTCGGATTTGCGGTCGCTCACGGGCCAAGCCGACGGCCAGTCGCGCCGCCTGATCGGCCTGCTTCTCCGCGATGCGCGAGACGACGCAGCCCGCGTGCTGACGGCCATCCAGCAGGCCCGCGATCTCAGGCCGGCCGAGCCCATTGCGTGGCTGAAGGCTGCCTGCAAGCCCCGCCAGACCATCGCCCACGCCCTGCTCAGCGGGGCCGAACTCGACTTCGACGCCGACCCCATTGCGGAGTTCGACCGTGTCACAAGACCCGAACCTGAGGCACATCGCGAGCTGGCTGAAATCGCTCATGATCCTCGCCGCAGGGAACGCTAGCGCGAGCGACATGGCGCCCCGTATCACGAGCTATGCCAAGTTGCTCGCCGAGGATTTTCCGCCTGAGGCGTTCACCCATGCCAGCCTCGCCGCGGTGGCTAAGCAGTCGCCGTTCTGGCCCTCCTTCGGCGAGCTGTGCTCGCGGCTCCGAGAGTGGTGGGAGGAGCACAAGCCAGTCTCGTCGAGGCTCCTGATCGCGGACGAATCCCGTGTTGGGTGGAGCCGCGAAGACCACGCGTGGTACGCGTATTTCCGCCAGAGGGAGGCGGAAGACTTTGGGCCGAACGACAAGCTGCCGCCCAACTTCAGGTCGTCGAAGCGTCTCGTTGAGAGCCTCGTGCGCCAGCAGTCCGCCAAGGCCTGGCAGCGCATCTGCGACGAACGCGCCGGCGGTCAGGCGTGATGACCACGGACACCCCCGAGCGCGTCCGCCGCGCCACCATCGTCGATCCGGCCACCGGCGACGTCATCCGCGAGCCCACCGTGGTCGCGGCCGAGTGGATCGACCCGGACGACAGCAACCCCAACCGCCGCGTCGCCAAGCGCGTCTCCGGCTGGCGCCGTGCCGACCCGCTCGCCAACCTCATGGCCCGCTCCGGGCTCGTCACGCGCCTCCACATCGCCGCGGCGGAGCGGTACCGGCGCGCCTACGAGGCAGGCATCCTTGGTGCCCAGGCTGCCCGTGCCGGCGATCCGGGCGTCCCGGCCGGCGGCTTCGACCCGGCCACGTCCATGCCCACTTCCGAGATGCGCCTGGCCGCGATCTCGCGGTTCCGCCGGGCCCGCATGTTCGCTGGCGGCTCGTACCCGGAGCTGATGGACCACGTGGTGCTGGAACTCGGAGACGTGGCGTCGTGGGCGCGGCGGAACGCGTTCGACCGCAAGGTTGCCCTGGGCCTTCTGCTCGCCTCGCTGGACCGGTTAGTCGAGTTCTTCCGCCCCGATGATCGCAGGCGAATTTCAGATGTTTAAGTTTTTGCTTGACGCGAAGGACTTTCGCTGCACAGAAATTCGTCATCGTTGCGATTCGCGTGTCCGATGCGGCAACGATCTCATCACAGCGACATCGCTCCCATGACCGCGCAGCCCAAGCGCCGCGGCGGTAGGCCACCGTTCAAACCGACTGCCAAGCAGCGCGAATCGGTGCAGATCGCCATCGCCTGCGGCATGACGCATCGCCAGATCGCGAGTTGTGTCGGCATCGACGTGAACACGCTGGAGAAGCATTTCCGCGTCGAGATCGATAACGGATTCGATGCAATCTACGAGAAGATCGCTGGCAACCTCGTGCGCAAGGCTCTCGACGGGAACCTGACCGCGCAGACCTTCTGGCTGAAGACCAAGGCTGGCTGGCGCGAGACGAACCGGGTGGAGAACACGGGCGCCGATGGCGGGCCGCTGCAGGTGAACGTCTCCGGCCAGGTCACCGTGTACATCCCGCACAACGGTCGGGACGCGCCGCCGGAGGATGCGAAGCCGGACGCGAAGACGGGCTGAGCCCGACGCATGGAGATCAGGCCACAGCCGGGCCCGCAGGAAGCGTTCCTGGCGTCGCCCGCCGACATCGCCATTTTCGGCGGAGCCGCCGGCGGGGGGAAGACCATGGCCCTCTTGATGGAGCCGCTCCGGCACGTCACGACGAACAAGGCGTTCGCAGCCGTGTGCTTCCGGCGCACCACGACGCAAGTGCGCAATCCGGGCGGCCTGTGGGACGCCTCGATGCGGATCTACCCGCTGGTTGGCGGTCGGCCCATCAGCAACACGCTGGAATACCGCTGGTCCGACGGCGGCGTCGTGAAGTTCGCGCACCTCGAGACCGAGGCCGCGGTGATGAACTGGCACGGCTCCGAGGTGCCGCTGCTGCTGTTCGACGAGCTGACCACGTTCACCTCGCAGCAGTTCTGGTATCTGCTGTCCCGCAACCGATCGACGTCCGGTGTCCGACCGTATGTCCGCGCCACGACGAACCCCGATGCGGACAGCTGGGTTGCCGAGCTGATCGCATGGTGGATCGATCAGAAGACCGGCTATCCGATCCCGGAGCGCTCCGGCGTGATCCGGTGGTTCGTGCGGGTCAATGACGTGCTGTACTGGGCGGACACCGCGGCCGAGCTGATGGCGCAGTTCCCCGGCCAGATGCCGAAGTCGCTCACCTTCATCGCTGCCAAGCTCGACGACAACCCGGCGCTCACCAAGGCGGATCCGGGCTACCGGGCGAACCTGATGGCGATGAGCCGGGTCAACCGCGAGCGGCTCCTCGGCGGCAACTGGAAGGTCCGGCCGGCCGCCGGCATGATCTTCCCGCGCCACGAGGTCACGCTGATCGATGCGCTGCCCACCGATGTGCGGGCGTGGTGCCGGCGCTGGGACCTCGCCGCGAGCGTGCCGAGCGAGGACAATGCCGATCCGGACTGGACGGCCGGCGTGCTCATGGGGCGCCGGGAGAGCGGTCGCATCGTGATCGCCGACCTGATCCACATGCGCGAGATCGCCGCGAACGTCCGGAAGGGCATTCGCAACACGGCCTCGCTCGACAAGGCGCGGCACAAGAACGTGATGACCGTGCTGCCGCAGGACCCCGGCCAGGCCGGGAAGGACCAGGCGCAATCTCTGGTGACCCATCTCGCCGGGTTCCGCGTCAAGGTGGTGCGTGAGACCGGCGACAAGCAGGTGCGCGCCGAGCCGCTCTCCGCGCAATGGCAGGCCGGCAACGTGGACGTACTGCGGGCCCCGTGGACCGAGGCGCTGCTGACCGAGATGGACGGATTCCCGGCCGCAAAGCATGACGATATCGTCGATGCCGCGTCCGGAGCTTTCGCGGAACTGGCCGGATCAACCGTGTTGGAGCGGGCACGAGCCCTTGCAAGCTGAAGCCAAACCGCCTCGCGGGCCGGCCGCGCCGATCGACCGCAACGGCAGGCCCGTGAGCTTCCGCCTGACGGGCGACGGCTACGTCAACGCGATGATGGGCTATGGCGTGCCGGGGCTGGATCGCACGGTCAGCACGCATTTCCTGTCCGGTCTTCGCACCGGTGCTCTGGCCGACATTGAGGTCGCCTCCCTCTATCGCGATCGCGGCCTCGCCGCGCGCATCGTGGACCTGCCGGCGGACGACTGCCTGTCGCGCGGCATCACGGTCGAGGGCGACGACGAGGAGGCCATCGCGGCCGAGTTCGATCGGCTTGGCGCGATCGGCGTGCTGCAGGATGCGGTGCGGTGGTCCCGCCTCGATGGTGCCGCGGCCGTGCTGCTGATCGCTCCTGGCGCGTACACCGAAACGCTGCCTGAGACCGGGCCGATCGGTCGGATCGAGGAGATGCGGGCATACAGCGTGACGGAGATCAAGGCGCAGCCTGAGCGGTATGCCGAAGCGTCGCGCCCGAATTTCGGCGAGCCGATCTACTACCGCATCACGCCCGAGGGCGGCGACGCGTTCGACGTACACGAGAGCCGGCTGCTGCGGATCACCGGCAACCCGCTGCCGCGCCGCGGTGGCACGCCGCGTGTTCCCTGGGATGGGCGCTCCGCTCTCGCCGCCTGCGCGACCGACGTGAAGCGCTACGACACGGCCCTCGGCTGGTCTGAGCGCCTGCTCGAGCGGAAGCAGCAGGGCATCTACAACATGCTCGGCCTCGCCGAACTGCTGGAGAACGACCAGGACGACCTCGCCCGCAAGCGGGTGCACATGGTCGATACCGTCAGGTCGATCCTGAACACCGTCGTGGTGGACAAGGAGGACGCGTACACCGTCCTGAACCTGGGCCTCGATGGCGTGCGCGACACGATCAACGAGATGCAGGTCGCGCTCTCCGGTGCGACGGGCATTCCGGTCACCGTGCTGTTCGGGCGGTCGCCGGCCGGGCAGAACTCGACCGGCGTCTCGGACCTCGAAATCTACTACGCCCTGGTGGGGCGCATTCAGGCGCGCAGCCTCCGCCGCCCGATGGAGCGGCTGATCGAACTGCTCTGGCGCCAGCCGGAGATGGGCGCCGAGCCCGAGGACTGGACGCTCAAGTTCAACCCGCTGTGGGTGCCGTCCGAGCAGGAGCAGGCACAGACCAGGAAAGCGCAGGCCGAGGCGCGTGGCGCCGAGGTGGCGTCCGTCGTGGCGACCATCGACGGCGGCCTCCTCACCGAGGAGGAGGGGCGCGACTACCTGGCCCGCGAATGGCCGGAACTGGCGATCGAGGAGGGCAGCGCCCCGCCCGAGCCGGAGCCGATGCCGGCCCTGCCGCCGCGGAATGTGCCGCCATTGCCCACGGACCCCGCCGCCGCATGAGGCTGCGGCGCCTCGACCACCGCCACGCGCGCGCCTCCCTTGGCCTACCGCCTGAGCTGCGGTGCGACCGCGTCGGGCGGCGTCGCGCGAAGGGGCGCAACGTCCAGCGCCACCCGATCGGGCTGGAGCGACGGTATGAGGCGGAACTCGCCCGTTACGTGTCCCGCATCGGGCAGATCGCGATGGCCGAGGTCGAGCGCGCCGCGCCGGCCTTGGTGGTCCAGGCGGGCCAGTATCGACCGGACGACGTGTCCGGCGTGCAGCCCGGCACCGGGTGGCCGGAGGCGCTGCGGGCCATGCTGGCGCGGATCCTCGCGGAGGCCGCCGGTCTGGACGGCGAGTTGCTGGAGACGATCCGCCGCATGCAGGCGGACGTCGATGCCTTCAGCGGCCGGGAATGGCGCCGCGTGCTGCGGCGAGCGTACGGGGTGGACATCTTCGCGCGGGAGCCGGCCCTGCGCGGTCTCCTCGATGCGTGGGAGATGAACAACACGGCGCTGATCAAGAGCGTCCCGCAGACGCTCGTGACGCAGATGCAGTCAGAATTCGGCCGAGCCCTGGCCCGCGGCACGACGACGGAGGAACTGGCGCGCATCACGCGCGAGAGGCTCGGCGTGGCGAAGAGCCGGGCGCGCCTCATCGCCCGCGACCAGGTCGCGAAGCTGAACGGCCAGATCACCCGTGAACGTCAGCAGTCGATCGGCGTGAGCGAGTACATCTGGCGCACCGCCGGCGACGAGCGGGTGCGGCAGTCGCACCGCGAGGTCAACGGCAAGACGTTCGCCTGGGGCAAGCCGCCTGCATCGATCGGCGAGGAGCCCGGACAGCCCGTGAGTTGTCGGTGCGTGGCGGAGGCCGTGCTGCCTTTCCTGGCCGATCTGCCGCCGGACACGCTCGTCGTCCCATAGAGGACCGAATGCCAACAGAACAGCGATTCGACGTGACCCCGATCCGGGCCACGCTGACCGAGGACGGCTACCTGCTCGATCCGGCCGCGGTCATCACGCGCACCGGCGTGTTCGAATATCGGCGTGCGGATGGCTCCGTGCGTCGCGAGTACCGGCCGCCCGAGGAGGTGTTCGCCCGCGAGCATCTCGACTCCTGGCGCGGCAAGCCCATTACGGCCGGGCATCCGGGGCGGGTCGAAGCGCGCAACGTGCGTCGGCACGCCATTGGCGCAGTCCTCAGCCCCGCACGGCAGGACGGCGAGAACCTGGTGGCCGAGGTCATCGTGCATGAGCCGACGGTGGTGACCGATCAGGGACTGCGCGAGCTGTCCTGCGGCTACGTGGCCGACATTGACGACACGCCGGGCACAGCCAACGGCCAGCCCTACGACTGCATCCAGCGCAAGCTTCGCGCCAACCACCTGGCGATCGTTGCCCGTGGCCGCGCGGGCAACGCCCGTCTGAACCTCGACGCGGCGGACGTACACAGCGAGACGGAGAGAGACATGCCTGCTGAAAATCCGCCGACCCGGACGATGAGCCGTGTGCGGCTTGACGGTGGCCTCGAATACCAGGCCGAGCCCGAGGTCGTCCGCGAGGTCGAGAAGCTGCGCGGCGACGTGGTGGCGGCGAACAAGCGCGCCGACGCGGCCGAAGCCGAGCGCGACACGCTCCAGACCAAGGCGAAGGAGCACGAGGCCGAGTTGAAGAAGGCCCGTGAGGATGCCGCCAAGGAGGCCGGCGAGGCGGTGCGTGCGCGGGCCGGCCTGGAGGCAACCGCAAAGCAGCACGGTGTCGAGGTCAAGGACGACCACACGCCGCGGCAGATCCGCGAGGCGGTCCTGCGCAAGCTGCGTGGCGACGCGCTGAAGCTCGACGGCAAGTCTGATGACTACGTGGAAAGCGCGTACGACCTCGCGGTGGCCGATGCCGGCGCTGCGAAGGGCGGTGGCGCGGCGCGCGGTGACAGCGCGGCGCCCCGCAAGACCGAGTTCCCCGCGAGCGGATCGCTCCGCGGTGACGAGCGGCCGCGCAGCCTGCCGGCCAGCGACGCGCGTCGCCGGATGCTCGCCGGCATGGCGCGGGACCCGATGCAGACCAGCGCGAGGAGCAACTGACCATGTCCGGATACGTCTATGAGATGTCGGCTGCGTTCGCCGGGATGCTGGCGGATACCAACCGGCAGAAGCACGTGAAGACGCTGCCGTCCGGCTCTGCCACGCAGCTGCGCTTCGGGATCGTTGTGCACGAGCTCGCCGGCAAGGCGGTCCTGCCGTCGGTCGCGAGCAGCGTGCCGGCGGGCATCACGGTGCACGACCACATCGACGCGGTGAAGGGCGGCTACGACCAGTACGACGCGGTCAACGTCCTCGACAGCGGCACGATCTGGGCGCGCGTCACCAACGCCGGAACGGTGACCAAGGGGGGCCCGGTCAGCTACGCGTCTGACGGGACCGTCTCGGACGGCGGCGCGAACCTGTTCCCCAACGCGCTGTTCGAGAGCGGCGCCATCAGCATGGGCGGCGGGTTCGACGAGACGCCGGTCGTGCTGGCGCAGATCCGTCTCGGCCATCCGCTCGCCACGACCACCGTCGTGGTGGAAGAGCCGTAATCGGGCCGACGAAAGGACATCCGACCCATGGATAACGAAGAGATCACCGTCGCGCCTCGGTTCGATGCCGCGGAGCACGTGTCGTACGATGAGGCCGACCTCGCATCGATCGATGCGCTGTCGAGCACGCTGCTGCGGCCGGTCGTCGAGGATGCGGCCGACAACGCGCTGCTGCTGGCGCGGCAGCTCGACTATGTGAAGGCGCGGACCTACGACAAGAAGTATCCGCAGATGAAGGGCGCGTTGCTCGTGCCCACCACCTCGGATGCGCCCGAGTGGGCCGAGACCATCACCTACCGGATGTACGACAGCGTCGGCATCGCGAAGATCATCGCGAACTACGCCGACGACCTGCCGCGGGCCGACGTCCGAGGCCGCGAGGTCACCGTCCGCGTCCGGGATATCGGTGACTCCTACGGCTACAACATCAACGAGCTCCGGGCCTCCCGCGCGCTCGGCGCCGGCCTGGACACCCGCAAGGCGGCCGCGGCGCGCCTGGCAATCGAGCAGAAGATCAACCGCATCACCCTGATGGGCGATGCCGACTACAACCTGCTCGGGTTCCTCAACCACCCGAACATCGGAGAGGCAACCGGCCTCACCGGAGACTGGAACGACGCCGGCACGACCGGCGATGACATCCTCGACGACCTCAACATCATGTGGACGTCCTTCATCCTGCAGGGCTTTGGCGTGCACACGCCCAACTTCCTCGCCCTGCCGCCGGCCGCGCATGCCGCCGCATTCAGCAAGCGTCTGACGGACAGCCAGGAGACGGCCGGGTCCTTCTGGCAGCGCATGCACCCGGGCGTGCGCATTGAGCCCGTCTACGAATGCGTCGGTGCCGACGAGGGCGAAGATGTTGCGCTGCTCTACGAGCGCAATGAGGAGAACTTCTCCTCCGAGCTGGTCATGGCCTTCAACCAGCAGCCACCGCAGGCCCGGAACCTGGAGTTCGTGGTGCCGTGCCTGGCGCGGCATGCGGGCGTGCAGGTGCGGTACCCTCTGGCGTTCTTGCGCGCGGTGGGGATCTGACCATGGCGAAGGTGCTCAACACGACCGCGCGTATGCTGATCGTCGGCGGCGTGCCGCTGGTTCCCACGGTCCCAACCGAGGTCAAGGACGCCGCGTTGTCGCACAAGCGCGTCCAGACGCTCGTCGCGCGCGGGGACCTCAAGATCGAGGCGGGCTCTGGCGCCGCCGCCGCGCCGGAGGCGAAAGCGCCGCCCAAGGGCGATGCGAAGGCGCCGCCCAAGGCTCCTCCCGCGGCGTGACGCCTGCCGAGTACCTCGCGTTCCTGTATCCGCGCTTCTTCGAGGAGGGAGGACCATCCTTCCAGGACGAGGAGGCGCGGAACCGGGCGCTTGCCATGGCTGACGCCCGTCGGCCGACCTGCCTTTCGGAGGACCGTCAGAACGAGGCGGTCGCGCATTATGCGGCTTTCCTTCTTGATGGCCGGCTGCGGGACCTGCAAGCAGGTCCGGGCGGCAGCGGCGTCTCTGTTCTGGCCGGCCCCATCACGTCGGAGCGCGAAGGCGATATCCAGCGCACCTACGCGGACGGTGGTGGGAACTCCGCCGACCTCGAAACCGGACCGACCACGCCGTTCGCCCGGTACCGAGCGCTAGCGCGGCTCTGCGGGCGCGGGGCCATCATGACCCGGTTCGGGTGACCGGACGTGGCGATGAAGCCGGTGGCCCGACGGGTGGTGGTCCGAGACCGAGGCTTTGATCGCATTCGCAAGGCCGTCGCTGATCTCGATGGAGAAGGCGTGAAGGTCGGCGTTCAGAGCGACGCCGGACGGACGGACCCCGACCCGCCACGGACGAAGAGCGGCAGGGCACGCCGCGGCGAGACGTTCGGCCCACATGTCGGACCGTACCTGGCCGACGTTGCCGCGTGGAACGAGCTCGGGACAAGCGACATCCCCGCGCGACCGTTCATGCGAGAGGCAGCAGACCAGTACAGGCCACGCTTTGAGACGCTTTCGCGACATCTGGTCGGAAAGGTGATCGATGGAACCGCTACAGCCGAGACTGTCCTGAAGACTGTCGGCGAGTGGTTCCAAGGGAGAGTTCAAGCGAAGCTGACCGCCGGACCTTGGGCGGCGAACGCACCCGCCACGGTGCGCGCCAAGGGCAGCAGCAAACCCCTCATCGACACGGGCCGACTGCGGCAGTCGATCCGGTGGGTGCGGACCAAGCTCGGCGCGACCAGCTGATGGCTACCTCATTTCGCCGCCCGCTCTCGGTCATCCGGCGGACGCTCGGCACGTTCGTCCAGGGCGTCTACGTGCCGGCCGTCGAGCCGGCCGCGACCGGCATCATGGCGACCGTTCAGCCGGCCACCGCCGCCGACTACGAGCGCATGCAGGCCGAGCAGTCCGGTCGCCGCCTCGACGGTCTGATGCGCATCTACACCGACGACACGCTGACCCCGGCCGGTGCCACCGCCGCGGGCCAGCACCCGGGCGACATCGCCATCATCCGCGGAGAGCGCTACCTCGTGATCGGCCAGCACGCTCGCGACCAGCTCGGCACCAGCGTGTCCCACAACCGCTACCTCGCCGTCCGTGAGGCGGAAGGGCAGGGGACGGGTGTTTGACGCCACGCTGCGCTCGGCGGTGTGGCAGCTCATCTCGCCCATCGTCGCTCCCCTCACGCTGATCTGGGCCGACCAGAACGCGCCGCGCCCGGCATTACCGTATCTCACCCTGCGCCTCATGGCCGCGACGCCGGCCGAGAACGACGCGCGAGGCGAGGTCACCGCGGACGGCGAACAGGACCTCGACAATCCGACCTCCGCGACGCTGGAGGTGCAGGCCTACGGCACGGGCGCGGAGAACGCGATCGCCTCGCTCACCAAGCGGCTGCGGTTCGATCAGCACGTGGACCGGGCCGTCCAACTCGGCATCGCCATCGGCCGGCGCATCGGCGTCACGAACCTGTCGCAGCTCGTCTCGGACAGCCAGTTCGAGGAGCGGGCCATGCTGGAGGTCGCACTGCTGTTCAGCGGCCACGACGTCGATCCGGTCGGCCTCATCGAGACGGTGGAGGTCGAGGGCGAGATGACCGGCACCACCACCACCGAACACCTGGACGTCACTCTGACCATCTCCGAGGGAGAGACCGATGGCGAACCTTGAGCGCATCGTCGATGTGCAGATCGCGCTCCGAACCGCGGGGCTTCAGCAGCAGGCCTTCTCGGACATCCTGCTCGTCGGCGAGTACGACGACAGCGCGGGTCGAGTCGAGATCATCACCAGCGCAGCACAGGCGCTGGAGCTGGCCGAGGGCGACGAGGACGCGCCGATCTACCGGGCCGCGCTCGCGGCCTTCAGCCAGACGCCTCACCTCTCGCGGGTGTTCCTCGGCCGGCGCGACGACGGTGAGACCGTCACGACGGCGATGACCGCGATCGAGGCGGCGAACAACGACTGGTACGCTGCGATCAACGCGGACCATGTCGAGGCCGATGTGCCCGATTTCGCGGCGTGGATCGAGGCGCGGGAGAAGCTGTTCCTGACGACGCTCAGCAATGCCGACAACCTCGCCGGCGGCGCCAGCACGGCTGCGACCCTGATGACCAACGGATACCTGCGTACGGCATGGTTCTATCATCCGGACGCGAACGAGAACTGGCCCGATGCCGCGCTGCTCTCCCGCCAGTTCACGATCCTGCCGGGCGGAGAGACCTACGCCAACCAGGCGCTGTCGGCGGTCGCCGCGACCAACCTCACCGAGACGAACGCCCAGGCGGTGTTCGCCAAGAACGGCAACACCTATGAGCCGTTCCGGAACTGGGCCCTGACGCAGAACGGCAAGGTCGCCGGCGGCGAGTTCATCGACGTCATCCGGACCCGCGACGCGCTGTGCGAGCAGATCCGGGTGAACGTGGTGCAGACCCTCCGCAACGCGCGGGTGCCGTTCACCGATCGCGGCATCGCGCGCATCGCGCAGGCGGTGCGTGCCGCCCTCGACCTGATGGTCCGCCGCGGCGGAATCGCGGAGCCGGAGTTGGACGAGGATGCGAACGTCATCCCGTCCTACTCGATCAGCGTCCCGCTCTCCGTGAACGTGCCGGTGAACGACAAGGCGAACCGCATCCTGCGGGACCTGACGTTCACCGCCCGCCTCGCCGGCGCGATCCACGCGACGCAGATCCGCGGCGAGCTGGTACTCGATCCCACCCTCGTGGCCGCCTGATAGGAGCCTGATCCGATGGCCGTTCGTACCTATTCGCCCGGGAAGGTGGTGGTCACCGTCGCCGGGCAAGAGATCAACGGGTTCGCCGATGGCACGTTCGTGCAGATCGAGCGGGTCTCTGACGGCGCCACGAGCCAGGCGGGCGCGGACGGTGAGGTGGCCCGCGCGCTCTCCTCCGACCAGCGGCACCGCGTCACGCTCACGCTGCAGCAGACGAGCCCCGCGAACACGGTCCTCTCCACGCTGGCCGACATCGATGCAATGACCTGCGGAGGCACGTTCCCGGTCACGGTGCAGGACCTGTGCGGCGACAGCCTGTTTGCCGCGGAGCAGGCGTGGCCGGTCCGCAAGGCCAATGTCGAATACAGCAACGAGGTGACGACCCGGGAATGGGTGCTTGAGACCGGCGCGCCCACGGTGAATCTTGTCGGCGGCGGTGCCGCGTGAGCGAGCGTCGTGTAGAGCATCAGGTCGGTTCCTCGACCTTCTACATCCGCCGCTTCGATCCGAAACTGGCGCTGCGGGTCTTCGGTGACCTTCAGAAGTCGCTGCTGGCGCCGCTGCTGTCCATCGTGGACGCGCGGACGGCGGAGGGCACGATCGACGCCGCCACGTTCGCCGCAGGCCTGGAGAAGCTGTCCGCCAGCCTCGACGGGGCCACGCTGTCGGCCATCGCGGACCGCATTCTCAACCCGGACTTCGTGTCCGTGTCGGTGGCCGGCGGCGAGCCGCAGAAGCTGACCGACGGCGCGCTCAACCTCGCGCTCGATGGCGATTTCGTCGAGTACACCGTACTGATCGCGAAGGCATTCGTGGTGCAGTTCGGCCCTTTTTTCGCGCAGGCGCCGACCCGTATTGGCGAGGTCCTCTCCGGCATCAGGAGCCCGTCGGCCGCCTCCGCGAAGACCTAATCCCGGAACTGCTGTTCTGGCGGCCGGTGCTCGCCGGCCACGTGACGATGACCGAGGTCAATGAGGGCCTCGTCGATGTCGAAGACCTGCTCAAGCTCAACGCGCTGATGGACATGGTGGACGCCACGCAGCAGGCGGCCATGGACAAGGCGGCAGCACAGGCCCGGAACAAATGATCGTCCGCGAACTCATCTCCCTCCTGGGATACAAGGTCGATGAGAAGGGCCTTCGCGACAACGAGCGCGCGGTCGCGGCGTCCACCCGGCGCACGTCCCGCATCTTCGAGACGGCGGCTGGCTTCATCCTCGCCCAGCTCTCAGCCGCGGTGGGCGGCGGCCTGGTCCGGATGGTGGACGAATGGGCCAGCGTCGATGCGCGGGTCAAGCTCGCCACCAAGTCCGTCGCGGAGCACACCGAGGCGATGGAGGGGCTGTTTGGGATCGCCCAGGCGACCCGGGCATCCTTCACGGCGACGGCGGAGCTGTTCGCGTCGGTCGCGCGCAGTTCGGAGGAATTGGGCGTCAACCAGGCGCAATTGCTCCAACTCACGGAGGACATCAACCGGGCGTTGGCCATCGGCGGCGCCGGGGCCGGTCAGGCCTCCGCGGCCATCCTGCAGCTCAGCCAGGCGCTCGCCTCCGGACGGCTCCAGGGTGACGAGTTCCGGTCGCTGATGGAGAATGCGCCCCGCCTGATGCGCGCAATCGCGGACGGGATGGGGAAGCCATACGGCGAGCTGCGGAAGATGGCCCAGCAGGGCCTACTCACCGCGGACGCCGTGGTGCAGGCACTGCTGAAACAGTCGGACGTTCTTCGGCGCGAGTTCGAGACGGCGCCTCTCACCATCTCCCAGGCGTTCACGGTCGCCGGCAACGAGCTGTCGAAGCTGGTCTATGAGACCGGCAAGGCTGCCAATGCCTTCAGCGGCGCGGCGAGGTCGATCGTGTGGACCGCGCAACTGCTCGTCAGGGGACTCAGGCGCATCATCGATCTGCTGGGCGGCGCAGCAAATGCGGCCAAGGTGCTCGCAGTCGCCTTGGCGGCGGTGTTGATCCCCACACTGGTTGCCGCGTCGCGTGCGCTCTGGCGCTTCTTCGCTGCGCAAGTTGTGGGGTTCTGGCCGTTGGCGCTGATCGCCGGCCTCATACTTCTGCTGGAGGACCTCTATCAGTGGGTCCAGGGCCACGGATCGGTCATCGGCGACCTGATCGGGGACTTCGAGAACTGGCGGCGGTGGTTCGTCGAGCTCGCGGAGCCGGTCCGGACATTCGCAAAGTGGTTGGAGTCGCAGATTGAAGGCGTCGGCGCCGCCCTCGGCGAGGGGCTGTCGGGCGCAATGGATGCCCTCGGCCGGGCCGCGGTGTATGTCGGTCAGGTCTGGACGAATAGCATCTCCGACATATCGTCGGCATGGGCCTCGTTGCGCGCAGGCTTCGAGGGCGGTCTGGACTGGATTGGAGAGCGCTTCGAGCGTCTCGTTGGGATGATCCGAGCCATCCCCGACGCCTTCTCCCGAGCGCGCGATGCGGTCAGCGGGTTCTTCCAGTTGCTCCGCGACGGCCTGCTCTCAATGCCGGATTGGGTCATGCGGCAATTCGGTCTGGGGAGCGAAGGCGCAGCCGGCTCCCTTGGCGGCATGGCTGTGACCCCCGGTGCACTGCTTCCGCCTGCGGGACCCGGCGCAGGCGCGACGATCAACAACGAGACCACGATCAACATCACGACCCGGGACGACCCGGCCGCAGTCGCGGCGGCCGCCGAGCGCGGGACGCGCCGGGGAGCCTCGCCGATGCAGACTGACCTCTCGCGCATGCTGGATGCATTCAGCCGGCAGGTGCAGCGGGCCGCTCCGGGCGCCGAGGTTCCGGCAGCGGCCTACTGACGTGCTGTTCACCCTGCTGTTCGGCACGCAGCGATCCACTCTGGGCGTGCTGACACTCGACGTTCTGGTGACCGAGGAGCTGGAACTGCCGGGGACCGTCACGCTGTACCCGGTCGAGGACGGCACGGAGATTTCCGACCACATCGCCCGCGGTGCGCCGCGGCTGCACATCGGCGGCAGCGTGTCGCACTCTGAGATGCTCGAGCTGGGCTTGCTCTCCAAAAGCCGCCTGATCGATGCGGTCGAGGCCCTGGAATTCATGCACGAGCAGCGCCAGCCGATCACGGTGGTGACCGGTCTGCGCGTCTACGAGGACATGGGCATCGCGCACCTGCGCATGGTGCGCTCGTCGGGCGAGAAGGGCGGCAACTGGATCGACATCGATGCGGAGTTGATCCGCATCCAGCGCGTCGCGCTCAAGCAGGCCGAGGTGCCACGCACGGCAGCGGATGCCAGAGGCAAGGCGGGGCCGACCGCGCAGCGGGCGGGGCAGTCGGCGGCGTCGAACCCTGCGACGCCGGCACAAGACGCGCAGTCGGGATCGATCCTGCGGGGAATTCTTCGGGGCATCCGAAACTGAGCCATGCAGGTCATCACCACGATCGACGCGAACTCCCAGCTGATCGAAGTCTCGCTCGACCGGCAGGTCTTCTTCGTGACGCTTGACTGGAACGACGAGGCCGAATTGTGGGTGATCGGCCTCCAGGATGCCGAGCGGAACACGCTGATTTCGGGCATCGCGCTGTCGGCGAATTGGCCGCTGTTCTGGCGGTTCCGCTACCCATACATGCCGCGTGGCGATCTCATGGCCCTGACGGACACGTACCTGGACGGCGGTATCCGGCGGGACAGCTTCGTCAATGGCGAAGCCGCGCTCTGCTACGTGACCGAGGATGAGTTGCGCGAGCAGGGGTTGCTCGACGTCTACGGGCAGCTCTGACCCATGGCGCTGTTCGGGCGCGTCGCGCGCCTCGTGCTCGGCCAGGCGGGCGGCAAGGGCGTCGAGATCACCGAGCTGCGGATCGCCTTCGAGGTCGAGAAGACGATCAGCAAGAACCCGAACAGCAGCAACGTGCGCGTGTGGAACCTTGCCAAGACCACACGCGAGCAGCTTCAGAAGCCCGACACACGCTGCCTGCTCTATGCCGGCTACGAGGAGGATCGCGGGCCGCTGGTCATCTTCAACGGGGCCGTCTCCTTCGCCTTCACCTCCTTCGACGGTCCGGACGTGATTACCGAATGCGAGTTGGGCGACGGGGCGGTTGAGATCCGCGATACCGTGGTGAGCCTGGGATACTCGGGCGGTGTGTCGTCGGCGACGGTCCTGCGGGACATCGCGTCGCGGATGGGCGTGGCCCTGGTCGTGGCCGACGATGTGCAGCCCCGGTCGTGGGCGCACGGGTTCAGCTTCTACGGTCCGGCCCGCGTGGCGCTCGACAAGGTCACCCACGGCAGCGGCACGCGGTGGTCGATCCAGAACGGCGAGTTGCAGGTCGTGCGGACGGGCGGGACGACCACGCGGACGGCGATCGTCCTGCAGGCCGACAGCGGCCTGATCGGGCATCCGGAGCGGATGCGTCACGGCAGGCAGGAGGCTGCCACGGTGCGGGACCAGGACACAGCCCGGACCCGGCGCATCGAGAGCGCGCGGCGGCAACAGGATGGATGGCAGGTCCGCACGCTCCTTCAGCCCACGATACTGCCCGGCGATCCGGTCATCCTACGCTCGCGATCGGTCGAGGGGACATTTCGCGCGAGCGAGGTTCGCCACGTGGGGGACACCCACGAGGGCGAGTGGTTCACGGAGTTGAAGCTGGTCGAGAAGCTGGAGCAAACGCGGAGCGCGCGGTCATGAGTGACACTCTGCTCACGGCCATGCAGGGAATGGTCGAGGCGGCGCTCGCCGAGGTCAACACGGCCGTGCCGGGCGTGATCGTCTCCTACGATCCCGGCAGCAACCGTGCCGTCGTGCGCGCCGCGCTGCCCAAGCGGCTGGCGGACGACACGGTGCTTGCGGCCCCGCAGATCGTGTCCGTGCCGGTGGTCTGGCCGTCTGCGGACGTGGGTGGCCGGCAGGCCGCACTGACATTCCCGCTCAAGGCCGGCGATGGCGTGCTGCTGCACTTCTCCCAGCGGAGCCTGGAGACGTGGCTTTCCGGAGGTTCGGGCGCGCCGGACGACCCGAGGATGTTCGACCTGACCGACGCGATTGCGACGCCCGGCCTCAATGCCGGCGGCGTGGCCGGGGACGGCAGCGACGTGGTGCTGCGGCACGGCGTCGGCGAGGTGCGCTTGCAGCCCGATGGCACGGCGATCATCGCCAACGAAAATTCGTCGATCATGCTGCGGCCCAACGGCGTGATCGAGCTCAATGCGATCCTGGTGCGCATCAACGCGCCCATCGAAGCCGGAGATACCGAGGGCGGCGGTGCCACGGCGCACTTCCTCGGGAGCATTGTGGCCGAGGGTGAGGTGGTCGCCATGGACAGCGTCGCGCTCTCCACGCATCGCCACAGCGGCGTGGACCCGGGCAGCGGTCAGTCGGGAGGGCCCGTCAGTGGCACATGACATCGCGCTCTCGCGGGTGACGCACGATCTGGTGTTCGTCCCGATTGCCGACGGCGGTCCGGGCGGCGTGCAGCGGTTCGACGTGCTGCCGATCGAGGGGGCGGATCGCGTGGCACAGCAGATCAAGATCACGCTGCTCGCGTTCTACGGCGAGTGGTTCCTCGATACGACGTTCGGCGTTCCATACCTCACGGACATCTTCACCAAGGCGCCGAACATGTCGGCGATCGAAAACATCCTCCGCGCGCGCATCATGGCTGTGCCGGACGTGGAGCGCATCGAGGCATTCGCGATGGAGGTCAACAAGGGCAACCGCACGCTGGCGGTGACCTTTACCGCATCGACCGCCCTCGGGGCGGTGGAGCAGACGGTCCTGCTCGGGGAGGCGCAGTAGCGTGTCGGACAGCGTCAGCAACAGCTACGGTTTGAACCTCGACGGATTCACGGCGATGCGGATGCCGGACATCCGGCAGGAGATTTACGACGAGCTGCGCCGCCGGACCGGCCGCACGTTCGAGACACGGCCGGACAGCTTCATCGCGCAGTTCGTGGACACGTTCGCCGAGCGCGAGGCCCGGCTGTGGAACCTCGCGCAGCTCGTCTACCACGCGATGTACCCCATCAGCGCGGTGGGGACCTCTCTCGACTATGCCGTGAGCTTTGCCGGCGTGCGGCGGCTGTTCGCGCAGCGCTCCTCGGTCGCGGCCATCCTCTACGGGGCGGAGGGGACTGTTGTGGCGGCGACTTCGGTCGCCCGCGCCACCGGCTCGCAGGTGGACTTCCGGCTTGACCAGGACGTGACCATCACCGCGGCGAGCGCCGTGGACGTGACGATCGAGGTGGCGACCGTGACCGCCGAGGTGGTCTACACGATCACGATCAACGGAATCGCGTACAGCTACACCTCCGACGCCGCGCCGACGGGAGAGGAAATCGCGGCCGGTCTGGCCATCGTGCTGCTGACCAGCGGCCTCAGCATCACGACGGACGTCGCGACGATCCGCATCCAGGCCGACGACATGCAGCCGTTCGCGCTCGCTGTCGGCACCGGGCTCGCGATCACGACCCTCGGCAGCCCTGGGCGCTTCACGGCGGACATCCAGGGCGCGATTGGCGTCGCCGCGCACGACCTGACGTCGATCATCACCCAGGTGCCCGGTTGGGCGAGCGTGGACAACCCGGCAGCCGGCGATGAGGGCCGCGCGGTGGAGACCGACGATGATCTGCGGCTGCGCTATGATCAGGGCGTGTATCGGCTCGGTGCGGCGACCGTGGAGGCCATCTACGCGAACCTCCGCGAGCAGTTCCCCGCCATCTCCGGCCTTGTGGTGTTCGAGAACCCGGAGGACGTGACCGACGCGGATGGGCGGCCGCCGCACAGCATCGAGGTCGTGGCGCAGGGCGGCGACGCGAACGCGATCGCGGCGGCCATTTTCCGCCTGAAGGCGGCCGGCATTGACACGTTCGGCGCGACCGAGGTGACGGTCACCGACAGCCAGGGCTCCGACCATCTCATCCGGTTCAATCGCCCGGAATCGGTCTGGTGCTGGGTGAAGTGCACGGTGATCCCCTACGACGAGGAGACGTTCCCCGGAGACGGCCTCGCGCGCGTTCGGAGCATCATTGTCGAGACTGGCAACGCGCTCGAGATCGGCACGGACGTAATCATCCAGCGCTTCCACGGGCCGATCTACCAGCAGGTTCCTGGCGTCGGCGTGTTGCAGATCACGGTGGCGGCGACGACTGATCCGGAGGAGGTGCCGGCCAGCGGTGACTACGACGACGAGAACGTCTCCATCGGACCGCGCCAGATCGCCCGGTTCGATGCCTCGCGCTGCGAAGTGACGCTCGACTGACATGGACTTCGAGCCGATCGATGAGGGCGCCGCCGCGTGGCGACGGTGGCTGGCGCAGCACGCCAGCAAGCCGGACACGGAGGCGTTCGTCCTCTCGTTCTATCCGCCGCTCACCCGGCTGGACGCCGCGCTCCACGATCTCCTGACGCAGAGGTGGCTGGAGACCGCGGAGGGGGATGCGCTCGACGGCATCGGCTCGATCGTTGGGCTGACGCGCGAGATTCCCGATGGCGTGCCGCTGCCGTTCTTCGGGTTCGACGGGCAGCCGCTTGCCACCGGGTTCGGCCAGGCGCGCATGCGCCGCCCGGGCGAGCCGTACGCGGTCACCTACGTGATGGCGGACGTCGAATACCGGCGGATGATCGCGGTGAAGATCGCGCTGAACAATGGGCAGGGGACGGCCGAGGAGATCATCTCCGCCGTGCAGGGCGCGTTCGACGTCGCGCGCGTGATCATCCGGGACGCCGGCAACGCCAACGCGCGCATCTTCATCGGTCGCATCATCGCCGACACCGATCCGCTGCGAAACCACGTGCGGCAGATGGTCCAGCCGCGCGCCGCTGGCGTGAAGTTCTGGATCGGCATGATGGATGAGACGGACGTGTTCGGGTTCGCCGGACAGGGCTTCGGACCAAAGGGCTTCGGCGCGGGCGTCATCGCGCGCGCCGTCTGATCACCAGGAGAGAGCATGGATAACTTCTTCGAGCGCTTCACCAGCGATCCCTGGGGCGTGGGCGCCGTGTTGGACCCGCCGTCCGATCCACAGGCGGCGGCCGGCTGGTCGTTCCTCGGTTCCGCGCCGCCGACCACGGGACAGTTCGACACGCTGTTTCAGTTCCTGGACCTCAAGGATAAGTGGCTCTACGCGCAGATGGCGTCAGTCATCGAGGCGGCCGGGCTTACGCCGGATGCGGGACAGCTCGATCATCTGCTCACTGCAATCAAGGGCGTCGCTGGGCCGCGCGCAGAAATCTTCACCTCGTCGGGCTCCTTCGTCGTCCCGGATCACGTCACGCGTCTCAAGGTAACCGTGGTTGGTGGCGGTGGTGGCGGACAGGCGAGCGGTACGTCCTCCTTCACCGGAGGCTGCGGTGGCGCGGGAGGTGCTGCGATCAGATGGATCGATGGTCTCGTCCCCGGTACGACCATCCCCGTCACCGTTGGCACTGCCGGCACGGGCGGCACTGGAAGCGGTACCAGCAGCGCCGCTGGCGCCGGCGGGACCACTAGCTTTGGGGCGTACTGCTCCGCGACCGGTGGGGGGGGAGCCAACCAGTTGGGTGGCGGCGTCGGTGGCGGTGGTGGCGGTGAGGGCGTCGGCGGCGACATCAATCTGCGCGGCGGCTACGGCAGCAACGGTAGCACATCGACGGTGGCGTACCAGGGGATGGGCGGAGCCTCCATCCTCGGTGGCGGGGTGCGGCATTCGAGCGATGGAAGCGGGACCGCCGCATACGGCGCTGGCGGCGGTGGGATCTATGGATCGTCCTCCGCCCAAGGCATCGCCGGCGGGGCCGGCATCGTGATCGTGGAATACTGACATGACCGTATATGCCCGCTTGATCGGCTCCGCCGTGGCCGAGCTGATCGACGTCCCCGACGGAGGGGCGTCGGTGTCCGACCTCTACCACCCCGATATCGTCGCTGCTCTGGTGCCCGTGCCGACCGGAGTCACGGTCGAGCAGGGATATCTGTGGGACGGCGAAGCATTCGCCGCACCGCCAGCGCCCGCCGCGCCGGTACCGGAGAGCGTGACCAAGCTGCAACTCGTGCGAGCGCTCCGGCAAACGGAACACAAGGCCGCGTTCGACGCGGCGCTCAACGTAGCTCCGGCCGACACGCAGGAGGATTGGTCGCTGGCGGTCGAAATCCGGCGCGACGATCCGCTCGTGGCGTCGTTCGCCAGCGAACTCGATGTGTCGTCCGCTGATGTGGACGACCTGTTCCGCCTGGCCGCGACGCTCTGAGGCATCGCCATGGCTCAACTCCAACGCATCGCTGACGTGCAGATCGAACTGCGCACGGCCGGCGCCGGTGGTTCGGGTTCGCCCACACCAATGCGCGTCGTCGCGCTCGAGGACGGCCGACTGCTTGCCCTCGAGAACGGCTCTGTCCTGGTTCTGGAGAACTGACGCATGTCCGATACGATCACCAAGCTCAGCGAGCTGGACGACGCCGCAGTCCTGGACGGCGGCAAGGTCACCGGTCTTCAGGACGGAGAGAACGTCAACTTCCCGACGTCGCTGTTCGCGGATGCGGAGCACGAACACGATGCTGACGCGATCACGTCCGGCACGATCAATCCGGCCCGGCTGGGTAGCGGATCCGCGAGCAGCACCACGTTCCTGCGCGGCGACGGCCAGTGGGCGACGCCGGTGGGCGAGGGCGGATCGGTCGCATGGGACGATCTGACCGACAAGCCGACAGTCATCGCGGCCGGCGACGACACTGCCGAAGCGCGGAGTGCCATCGGGGCGGCGGCGGCATCGGACGTGGCCGCGCTCGAGAGCGCGCTTGCCGACAAGGTGGACGCGAGCAGCCTCGGTACGGCCGCGGCGGCCGACGTGGAGGATTTTGCCGCGGCGGTGCACACGCATCCTGCCACGGCCATCAGCGACAGCACCTCGGCAGGTCGTGCCATTCTGACCGCTGCCGATGCGGCCGCGCAGCGGACGGCCGTGGGGCTCGGGGCCGCGAACAGCCCGCAGTTTGCGGGGGTCAACATCGGCCACGCGAGCGACGCGACGCTCACAAGGCCGTCGTCTGGCAATCTGGCCGTCGCTGGGAACGTCCTGTACCGCGCGGGCGGCACCGATGTGCCGATTGCGGACGGCGGCACCGGCGCCAGCGACGCGGCGACGGCACGAACGAACCTTGGCCTCGGGACCGCTGCGACGCAGGCGAGTAGCGCATTCGCGGCTGCCGCAGCCGCGGTGCCGACCGGAGGCACCACCGGCCAGGTGTTGGCGAAAGCCTCGGGCGACGATCTGGACACCGCATGGATTGACCCACCGGCCGGTGAGGGCGCCGTCGATAGCGTCAACGGCGCCACCGGTGCGGTCACGCTTGACCTGGAGGATGTGGGCGCGTCGGCGTTCGGTGCCAGTCTCGCCGCGGCAGCCGACATCGACGCGGCTCGCGCTCTCCTCGAAATCCCGGCCGAGATTACTGCCGAGCCCAACAGCGTGCTGGCACGCAACGACAGCGATGACGGCTTCGAGGTCCGGCCGCAGGTCCATGCCATCGGTCTGTACTTCGATGCTGACGTGACGGCCGAGGACGGCACCTATGTGGTGGCAGACAGCATGCCGTGGCCGTTCCGCATCACCGCATGCGTGCATCGCCGCAACACGCGCACGGCCGGTGTCGCCGCGGTGCAGATCGAGGACGTGGATGTTACCGGACTGACCACCATCGCGCCCGGCAGCAGCCGGACCACCACGAACGCCTCGGGCGCGAACACGGGCGCTGCGGGCGATGCGGTCACCGTCGTCATCAGCGGAACGTCCGACATGACCGGGGCCCGCTTCACGCTGATGGTCGAGCGGATCGGGGCGTAGCCGTGGCCGGATTTGTCGTCTCCGACGGTGGGTTCCTCGCCGGCTTCGTCTATTCCGGCGCGCCGTACGTCTCACCGCCCACCGGCATAATCTCGCGCACCAGCGGTGCCGACTATGCCGGCGTCGCGGGCACGTTCACCTGGACACTCAGCACCATCATGACCGCCTACGCGGCGCTCTCGCGAGGCGGCGTGCAGGAGGGGGCGCGCGTCGCGGTGGGGCCGGGCACGTCCGGCACCGTCGAGCTGACCCCGCAGGACAGCGGCAGCTATACCGTCAGCCTGTGGACGGCGGCGACCGGCGGCACGCTGCTGGACGTGAGCGATAGCTGGGAGGTGGCGGAGCCCGTCATTCCGAACACCGAGTTGGTGATCGGCTCGCAGACGATCGAGGGCACCGGAGCTGGTGCGAACGCCATCACATGGGGCGGCACCGCGTTCGGCGATGAGCTGCTCGGCAGCTATAACGACCTCGCGCTTCGCCGGATCGACACCTCGGCACTGGTCCCGATCCAGTGGCATCCCACCAGCTTCTGGCCGAGCGGTGCGGTCCGGACCATCCGATATGCGGTTCGCTGCCCCTCGCTGGCCGATCTTGCGACGCTGGATTGCGAGTGGGTGCGCGGTATCGCGGGCTCGGTGACCGGCGCCGCGCTCGATCCCGAAACGGAGCTGACCGGCCGCAGCGTGTCAATCACGATCACGCCGGACGAAGGTGACCCGTGGGTGTTCGACCCACTCGCAAACCTGACGTCGGATCGCTGGTTCGACGGTCCGCTACTCTGCTCGACCCGCGTCGAGGCCGATATCCCCTCTGCCTCATTCAGCGGCAGCACGTCCGGTCGCCTGATCGTTGACCTCTACATTGCTCAGGATGGCACGCTCCGCGTCGATCATGTCGTGGCGAACGACAAGGTGGGGCTGGTCGGCGGCGCTCCCGCGACAGTGACCGTCACGGCCGCCTGCGATGGCGTGACCTACTATGACACGACCGGCACAGAGTGGACTTGCGGGCAGTACAAGCACTTCTGGGCATGGACCGAGCGCAAGACAGGCGGAGCCGTTACCCGTCCGATCCTGCGCGCGAGCCTCGATGATCTTGTCGCGGGCGCGGTCACTCTCGACATGCTGAGATACACGACGCTGTATCAGACCCACACCAACAGCATCCTCTCGGCCTACAACAGCACTGCGTGGAACCAACCATACGCCTCGTTCGGAGTGGCTCGTAAGGCGGATATGACGGGAGGTCGCGCAGAGATCGGCGTTGTCCCGCAGCCCCACATCCTATGGCTACGGGGCAATGCACGCGACGCACGCTTTGCTTCTCTGCTTCAGTGTCGCTCTGCATGTGCCCGTCCTGATCGCTTTTGGGATAGCAACATGCATCGGTGGATTAACGCCGAAGATCATCCTCGCTTCTCCCAGCACTACAGCGGCACGATGACGCCCGGTGCATCTCTCAATAGCGCGGACGGATTGCCCAGCGACCAGCGTGATCTACCGGGCGCAGATGGCACCTCTGTCGGCGAGTTCGGTCGTGACGCCGGGGCACATCAGGGGGCATTCTTTGCAATTCCGGCGCTCTTGGAAGCCAACCGCTACCTTTACGACAGCCTTGCATCACAGGCGGCATATGCGGCCGTTGTGGATTGGCGACGCAATAACGGCACAGGTCTCGGCGCGGGCAACTGGCGCGGCCTCACACCTGATGTCGCAACTGGCCGCGTGATGATGCCGGCAATCTTCGATTCACAATCGCGGAGTGTTGGCCATCGGTATCAGGACATCGTTCATGCGGACGTTCTGCTTCCGGCCGATTACGACAATCGGCAGCACTACACCAATCTGGTGCAGGCGTGGGTCAATGGCTTTCACAACGCGCGATCCGCAGTACAGGCACGCCAGGGAGAGTTGTTCGCATACCTCGAACATCCAAATTCCGGCACCGAGATTTCGCCCTGGATGCAGGCGTGGCACACGCACTCGCTGTTGCAATCGGTTGCAGCGAAAATACACAACGCGAACACCATCGAGCTTCTTTCCGACCGTGCCGAGTTCACGGCCAATGCAGCGAACCCGAATATTTCGGCGGCGTGGCGGCAAGGTTTGTGTGGTGCTTACGCTACTGGAGCATCGGGCGGCGTGTATGCCTCGACATGGTCGGAGTACGACGATCTGAATTCAACGCCCATTCCGATCACATGGGACAGCGGACCGTATTATAATGCCGGCGACTACCATCGACAGACGCTCTCCGCCCGCCTTCTCTGCGCGTTGTCAGATGTGATCTCACTCGACGCTCGTATTCGACTGATGGACAGCGTCACGCTATTTCGGTCGGAGTATATCACCAACGCATCCGGCTACCCGGGCATCAAGCCTGACAGCTGGAACAACTCCGACTTCCAGCAGAACTCATGCTGGGCACCGTCCAACTGGTCGTGGGACCTTGACGATGCGCCCGTTATTCCAGAGGGGCAGGAGTTCACCGTCGCGGCCGGAGGAAGCGCTGGTGATGCCGTTGGCCTTATCCGCACCACCGGATGCGCACCGCGCGCGAGCGAACCTGAGGGCACGGACGCCTGGGAGATCGTCTCGCAGAGCCCTGGTGCGAACTTTACGATCACGCGCGGTGGAGGGCTACGGAAGGCCGGCTCTGTTGCGGCTGGCACCTATACGGTCATCGTGAGGGCGCATGTCTATGACGATGCGAGCAACCACTATCAAAGCTCTGCGGTCGATGTGACCGTGGTCGTGGAGTAACGGCATGTCAGTAGCGCGCGGCGACGCAACCAGCATCCTCAGTACATCCGCCCTCACGGGGATATCGTCTGACGACATTGTCCTGATTGCTTGCTGGCTCAAGCGTAACGGCAATCTGGCCAACCCGGAATTCCCCATCGTGTTGGGGCAAGCCAATGCGCTAACGCAGCCGTATCTCGCCCTGCGCGGGCAAACGACCGGCGTCATTTCGCGTCGGATCAATACAAACTCTAGCAATTTTACCCCGGATATGCCGGACACTACGTGGACGCACTATGCCATCCTCTACGGTCCGTTCGACAACGTCGCCAATTCGGCACGCAGGTGGATGAATGGCGTGGAGGGCGGTGTCGGGGCAACTACCGCGCAGAATAACCCCGGCGTTGATCTGGATTGCCTCACGCTGCTGCTCATGGACGGCAACTCAGCTCTCTCGTCCATCGCGGAGATTGCCATCTTCCGCAATCCGGCTGATGCAGCCGCCATTGTCGAGAACCTTCAGACCCACACGGTCGATGCTCAATCGATCGCCCCGGACTACGGCTGGCGGCTCTACGATGATGCCTCCGGTTCGGTCGGGGGCGTCAATCTGACCGCTGGCGGGACAGCTCCGGTGTTCACCACGGCGGATCATCCGTCTCTGATTGATACGTTGGCCCCCTCCGCGCGCCGCCGCCCGCGCGTGACCTGGATCGGGTAGGCGTGCGCCGCCGGCGCGCGTGGCGCGTCGCTCTCGACAATCGACGGAGGACCGTGATGGGGCGCTTGCGCTTCGATCCCACGATCAATGCTGGCGCGGTGATGCAGGCCGTGATGCTCGTGGTCGTCATCGGCGGTGGCGCGCTCGCGGCCTACGACCGCATCCGCGACGCGATGCACAGTGTGCGCGAGGTGCAGGCGCGGTCGGTGGACGAGACGCGGCGCCTATCCGATGCGGTGGCGGCGCTGACGCGCGCGGTGTCGCCGATCCCGCAGTTGGAGTTGCGCATGGACCGCGCGGAGCAGCGTCTGGATGCCAGCGAGAGCCGGGATGCGGCGCAGGACGAGCGCATTGGCATTATCGACCGTTCGCTGGCCGAGACGCGCGGACGGCTCGATCGCTGGACGACGCCGCCGGTACGGAGCATTCCGAGGTGACGCGTGCGGCGCTGCTGGCTCTCCTGCTCGCCGGCTGTGCCGCGCAGCCGGAGCCGCAGGCGCGCTGCACGATCCGTCCGCTGGCCATCACGTCGCGGGATCTGATCACGCCGCGGACGATGGCGAACCTGAAGCACCTCAACAACGAGATCGTGGCGCAGTGCGGGCCGGCACCTAAGCCGCGCTGATCTAGCCGTCGCCGCGCGCTTCTGGCGCCCATCCCTATTCGGAGACCATCGTCATGGCTGACTCCAAGAGCAGCCGGGGATTCCGCAACCGGAATCCCGGCAATATCGACTACGTGCCCGCGAACAACTGGCAGGGACAGATCGGTCTCGGTGATGCGTGGCTGCCTCAAGGGCAGCGCCGATTTGCTGCGTTCTCCTCCCACGAATACGGCATCCGTGCCCTTGCCGCGCTGCTGACGACCTATCAGGACCGGCATGGGCTGCGGACGGTGCGGGGAATCATCAATCGCTGGGCGCCGCCGGGCGAGAACGTCACGTCGGCGTACGTCCAGCACGTCGCCCATCTGACCGGGCGATCTCCCGACGCGCAGCTCGATCTGCACACCTATGCGGACCTGCGCCCGCTGGTCGCGGCGATCATCACGCATGAGCTGGGCGGCAACCCCTACGACGACGCCACGATCGACCGCGGAATGGAGATGGCCGGCGTACCCCGTCCCGTTGAGACGGTCCGCGCTGCGGCCGGAACGGGCACGGGGCAGGGGGCGATCACGGTGGGCGCGGCCGCTGCTGCCGCTGCGACCGCCGCCCCTGCGCTGCAGGCGGTGGCGAGCATGCCGCAATGGGTGGGGGTGGCGCTGGTGTTGGCCGTGGCGGCCGTGGCGGTCGCGGTGGTGCTGACGCGCCGGGCCCAGGCGACGTGAGCGCGCTCGCGGTCGCCGGCGGCGCACTGGTGGGCGCGATGCTGTTCCGGTTGCGCGGCTCCAGCGCGTTCGAGCGATGGACGGGGAGGGGGGCCACGACCGCGCGCATCGTCTGGGCCGCGGGCATGGCTGGCGTGGCCCATCTGGCCGGCGCGACGTGGCAGGAGGCAGCCGCACTCGGTGCGGGCCTGTTCGTCGGCTGCATCCAGCCGTGGTGGCAGAGCCTGTCGCTGGGCGACAACGCGGCGGACGGTGCCACGGTCGGCCAGTATCTCCGTCACGGCCTGCGGGGCCTCTGGTGGACGCTGCCGGCCGCACTGGCGGTTGCTGCCTATGCCTCCGCGATCGGACTGCCCGAATGGCGCCCCGCGGCGATTCTGGCTGCTGCCGGGCTCGCCTGCGTGCCGGCCTATCAGATCGGCAAATGGTCCTGGCCAGGACGCGCGACGGAGGTTGGCGAGGTGCTGTTCGGCGGCGCGATCGGTGCGGCTGTGGTGCTGGCGTCGTGAGCGCGCTGCTGACTGCCTGGCAGTGGCTCTCAGGCAGCCGCGTCGCGCAGTGGATCGCGGCCGGCGTGGCCGCCCTGGGCGCGTTCTGGCTGGCCCTCTACCGGGCCGAGCGACGGGGCGAGGAGCGGCGACGGGCCCGACAGATCGAGGAGGACAGGGATGCGCACCAGCGTGCGGATCAGGCTGGCGCTGACTATCGCAGCGACGGTGGGGCTCGTCAGCGGCTGCGCGACGGAGGGTACTAGGCCGGCGTGCCCGGCTCTGGTGGCCTATCCCGCCGAGATGCAGCGACGCGTCGCTGATGAGATGGACGCCGCGGTGAAGGTCGGCGCGGCGTGGCCGCGTCTGATCGAGGATTACGGCGACCTGCGGGCCCGGTGCAGGGCGATCGCGGCGCGGTGATCAGTTGGGTCGTCTCGGCCTCACGCGCTGTCGGGCTGCTCCTCGCCACGGATCAACATACGCAGCCGTCGCACCGAGCCTGCGGAGATGCCCAAATCGTCCGCCACGGCTGCGGACGGTCGGTTGGCGAGCAGCATCGAGATGACATCGGGAGACCGCCACCATTCGGCCGGCCGCAGGCGCGGGCCGAACAGTGCATGACGCGCGTTGACGATTGCGCCGACCGAGCGACCGTGACGCCGCGCGAACTGCTCGATCGTCAGCTCGGCCAGATCCGCGGCGCGATCCTCCCACCACGCCGCGGCGTCGATCGCGCGGTGATGTCCGAGCAGCCGGCGGATGCGCTTGATCGCGGTGCTGCCGATCGGCAGGGACAAGCCGCCAGGCGCCATGCGGTGACGCTCGAAATGCTCGGCCAGCGGCGTCGTGATGACGACGCGCGGTCCGCCGCTGCCGCGGCCGCGGGGCATGCCGGTCGGCCATCCGAGACAGACGGGCCAGCCGTGCGGGGTATCCCGCTCCTCGCGCACGTCCCAGGTATCGCCCCACACGTCGACGATCTGTCGCAGGACGGTGGCGCGCCGCGCCATGGCTATCTAGGCGTCGCTGCCAGTCGCAGCCGATCGGCCAGCGCATCCAGTGTCAGGGCGCGCTCCTGGGTCAGACGCAGCAGGTCGAGATACACCCCGTCCGGCACATCCTCTGCGCTCGCGGCCCATCGCTGCATGGTGCGCACGGATACGTGCAGGTCGCGGGCCAGGTCGGATTGCCAGCGAGACCCGTAGAGGGCCTCGCCGGTCTCGTGGAGCAGGCGGCTCACCACACGTACTCGCGGGTTACGGCGTCGATGTAGTCGCCCTCGCCCATGTGCAGGCGGGCCAGGAAATCATCGATGTTGCCTTGGTCGAGCAGGGCGACCGCATCGTGGGCGGTGGCGTCGGCCACCTCGATCTCCGGCGCCACGCCGTCCGCCACGGCGGCGGCGAGGCTGTGGTTGCCGTCCAACACAACACGGTAGGTCTCACCACCAACCGCGAATTCGGGGGAGACCAAGACCGCGTAGTCGCGCGCATCGCGCTTGGCGGCGATGATCTCGTCGTCGAGGTAGTGCTGGGCAGTGATCAACTGGCTCATCTGTCTCGGCCTCCTTGCCGATCTGCACTCGGGCTGTCCCGATGTGATGTCGTAAATCTACGACACGGCGCGACGGCAGTCCAATCACGAAACAGGGGATTTGCGTGATGTCGCGCTCGTTCTGGTGGGTTGGTCACGCGCAATTCCCCGGCCTGCGTCCGTTTCTGTTCGGCTCTGTCCAGGCCGCGACGGCTCAGGAGGCGCGCGACGCACTCGCTGCGGAGTGGCGCCGCGTGCTGCCGATTCATCCCCCTGCGTTCGAGCCGGAGCGCGGGCAACTGGTGTTTGTTGGAGGTGACGAGTGATGGCCGCTCCCAAGCCCGACCACGGCGCTGACCTCGGCCCCGCGGCCCAGGCCCGCCCGTCCCGCATCGTCCGCACAGAGGGTCGCGCTGTCGCTGGCCGGCACGTGGACGAGGCGCGCCGCTACGACGTGGCGCACCCGCTCGACGCCTACCTTCGCATGTGCCTGATCGTCGATCGGCAGCACGCGGCTGGCATGGAGCTGGCGCGGCGCTGGCGGGCGGATCGCTGGGTGCAGCGCGTCACGGCCAGCTACGGACAGGCGCGCGGCATCGAGCACGTGCCGGAGGAGCGGGCCGAGCGGGCGCGGCGCGAGTGGCTGGATCTGATCGACGCAGTGCCGGCCGATTGCCGCATGGTCTGCATTCGCGTTTGCTGCGTTCCTGACGGCGAGGCGGGGCTATGGGCTACCCAGGTAGTGTCCGGCGGCCTGGGGCTGTTCCGGCGCGGTCTGACGGCCGCCGCGGACCATCTGTGGGGCAGGGGCAACGAGGCGCCGGAGTCGGCGTATTGGGGCGAGGAGGAGGAGTGATGGCGCTCAAAATGTTCCAAAAAGCCGCTGATATGGGATTAAATGGTGACGCATACCTGAAGGATGTAAAGCACGCGCTCGAACGCGCGTTCGAGGAGGCGTACGCCGATTACGTCGAACAGATGTTCCGGGACGGAGAACTGTTGATCTCGGCGGAGCATGACGGGGCGTTTTGCGTTGATTTCCACGGGTTTGACGACAGCGCGATTCTGGCATCGTGGGATCTGCCGGAACTGCTGTCCGGAGTCTGCGTGGAGGTTCTGGACGGGCACGCTGCGGAGTTCGTCGCTTTGCTGCGAGAGACGGCGGACCGGATTGAGCGAGAGGCGGCGGAATACGAGGAGTAATTGCCGACGCTGTGCACACTTGACCCCCGCGACGCGGGCGGCGGTGTGGTATAGCGGTGCCGACGCCATAGGTGCGTCCATATCCATGCGGCGAGAGTGAGCGCCGCTCCGCCCGGCCCCGCGCCGGGCGTTTTGATTCCAGGGACACCCCATGACCGACATCGTCACCGTGCGCATCCAGCGCGCCGAGAACGGCTACGTCGTCAGCGGCGGCGGTGAGGTGTGGGCCGCTGACGACATCCAGGCCGCGCAGAATCGCGCTGCGGACATCGTGCATCGGGCGTTGGTGGCTGCAAATCCGCCCGGCCTTCGCCCGGCGGCCTTCGTCGCCACCTATCCCACCGCGCGCTCCGCCACCCTCTAACCCATGCTCCTGCGCGTCCTCTCCGGCGGCATCCGCCAGTTCGCCTCGCCGGGGTGGACTGACTACAACGGCTGGCCGTCATACCGCATGGCCAGCGGCGAAAT